TGGCCCCACGGATCTGTTGAGGATGCCAGCGACATCAACCTAAAAATGGCACCTGGGCCTTTAACTGTTTTTGCCTTTGACGTGAGCCCGTCTAAACGTGATGCAAGCCTTGTTATGGGTCAGATACTGCCTGACGGGCGCATAGGCGTAGCTGTATTAGATACCTACAGCTCACAGGTGGCAGTAGATGAGCTAGTTATGGCCGCAAGTATTAAAAAATGGGCTGACCTGTATTACCCACGTTTAGTGTGTTATGACAAGTACACAACGGCATCCATAGCCCAGCGTTTGCAAAATGCAGGCGTACAAACCCGCGATATATCGGGGCAGAGCTTTTATACTGCCTGCTCAGATTTTCATAATGCCCTGGTCAATGATCGGCTACGACATAGCGGGCAGGATTTAGTCATACAACAAATGGCAAACTGCGCAGCTAAAATCACCCCAGATAGTTGGCGTATAGTCAGGCGTAAATCAGCTGGACCTGTGGATATTCCAATTGGCCTAGCTATGGTAATTCACGTCCTAGCACAGCCTGTATCTGAGGCTAAAGTTTACGTTTAGACACGCCGAGGCTTGTGGATAACTTTTTACCTGTGGATAACCTATAATTCGCCCTATGGGTCTATTGCAAACTTTAGGCATTACTAAAAAAAATGTTAACGCCCAGCTAGCCCCTGCCGTTATGTCACAAGGTTACGGCGTAGGTGTGTATAGCTACGGTGGCCTGTATGCAAGTGGCAACGGTGCCCCGTTTATGGATCGGTTTACAGCGTTGCAAGTACCCTCTGTATCACGGTGCCGTAATTTAATTGCAGGCGTTATATCAAGTATAGATTTAGAGCTGTATAAAAAATCTACAGGTGCAGAATTAGAGTCTCCACTATGGCTAGAACAACCCGATATGCGCCAGCCACGTAGCGTAACTATTGCTTATACCGTTGACTCACTTTTATTTTATGGCGTTGCATATTGGCGCGTTACAAGTTTGTACGCCGATGACGGGCGCCCTAGCGGTTTTGAGTGGGTAGCTAATACCCGCGTAACTGTTACTACTGACCAGTACCAAGATCAAGTAGATTTTTACAGCGTTAACGGCGTACGCGCACCTATGGCTGGTATTGGCAGCCTTGTTACTTTTCAATCTTTGCTACCTGGCGTATTAGAAACAGGCGCCCGCACAATACAAAGCGCGATAGACATACAAAAAGCGGCAAGTGTTGCAGCTGCTACACCTATGCCTACAGGATTTATTAAAAATAGCGGTGCAGATTTACCTGAGGCACAGATTAGCGGTTTATTAGCTGCCTGGAAAGCTGCACGTGCATCACGCAGTACAGCGTATTTAACAAGTACTTTAGATTATCAGCAAGTAGGTTTTAGCCCTAAGGATATGACCTACACCGAAAGTAGCCAGTATTTAGCTACTGAGATAGCACGTTTAATGAACGTACCCGCATATTACATAAGTGCAGATATGAATAATTCTATGACCTATCAAAATATCCTAGACGGGCGCAAAGAGTTTGTAGCTTATTCTTTACAGCCATTTATTAGCGCTATTGAAAACCGTTTATCTATGGATGATATTACGGCGCACGGTAACGTAGTGCGCTTTGCGTTAGATGAAACTTTTTTACGTGCCGATACTGCAGCGCGTTTAGATGCAATAGAAAAAATGCTTAATCTAGGTTTAATAGATTTAGAGCAAGCGCAAAGTATGGAACAACTAAGCCCAATGGGCCTTAATGAAGGGAACGGGTCTAATGATCTTAACATTTAGTGGCAATATAGAGGCAGTAGATAACGGCGATAGGCGCACAATATCGGGCAAAATTGCACCGTATGGCGAGATAGGTGCGACAAGTGCAGGGCGCGTAATGTTTGCCGCTGACTCAATTACAATACCTGAGCCAAGTAAAATTAAACTTTTAATGCAACACGATAGCTCCAAACCTGTGGGGCGTATGCAAAATGTATCTAGCGCTAAAGACGGCCTTTATGCCAGCTTTAAGGTAAGTGCCTCATCACGCGGATCAGATGCAATTTTGCTAGCCCAGGAGCAACTTATGGACGGCTTATCCGTTGGTGTGGAAGTTACCGCATCAAAGCCCCAAAAGGATTATCTCCTGGTGACAGCTGCAGTATTGCGTGAAGTGTCGCTTGTTGAAAGCGCGGCCTTCCCGTCTGCAGCTGTGCAAAAAATTGCTGCTAGCGAAAGCGAAACAGTAGAAACAACCCAATCAACCGAAACCGAAAGCGAGGCCGCTGTGACTACAGCCCCCGATCTAACCGCACCTGAGGCAACAGAAGCCACAGAGCAGGCTGCACCTACAGTAGAGGCAGCTCGTAAAATCATCCTACCAAGCGCACTTAACTCACAGCGCGTACGTACACCTATTGTAAATATGGGGTCATACACAGAGCATAAAATCAAAGCTGCTATGGGTAATGATGAGTCCAAACTATATGTAACAGCTGCAGATGATAGCTTTGCTACTAACCCTGCATTTAATCCAACTCAATATCTTAGCGAGTTTATTACTAACACACGTTTTCCAAGAAGTGCAATAGATGCGTGTAGCCGTGGAGTTTTGCCACCAACAGGCACCACAATTAACGTGCCTTCACTCGTTGACAGCAACGGCGGCTTAAACGGCGTAGCACCTACAGTAACTGTAGAGCTAGAGGCAGGCAACGTAGCTAATACAGGTATGGTTACAGAGTATCTTTCAGGCACCGTATCTAAGTACTCAGGTATGAATACACTCAGCGTAGAATTATTGGAACGCACAAACGATCCTAATTTTTACAATGAGCTTACAAACCAGCTACAGGTTGCATATATGAACGCAACAGACCAAGCTGTAATTACTGCAATTAACGCAACAGGCTTTACTAGTACAGGCGTAGCAGCAACAGCGGCTGGCCTTATCTCTTACACAGCTGAAAGTACAGCTAATGTTTACAAAAACAGCGGCTACTTTGCGCAAAACTTTGTAGGCAGCACAGGTATTTACAACCTACTATTAGGTGCAGTAGATACAACTGGCCGCCCAATTTTCAACGCTTACCAACCAAACCCTTCTGCGCTAGCTAACGCTGCAGGTATGGTTTCTAATAATTCTGTACGCGGCAATATGTTGGGATTAGACCTGTACGTAGATCGGTTTATGACCGCTGGCGTAGCTGATAACTCAGCATTTATTTTGGCACCTGAAGCGTTTACTGTTTATGAAAGCCCACAGGCTTATATGTCAGTTAATGTCGTATCTAACCTTCAGGTACAAATTGCAATTTATGGATTTATGGCAACTATTGCCAAAATCCCTTACGGTATCTGCCGTCTAAATATCACCTAATAACACCCACTAATAGTTTGGTAGGCCTCTTAGCCCTTTGAGGCTTACCAAACCTAAGTAAGATAGGAGTACACAAGTGCCAGCTACATACGTAACAGCTGCAACACTAAAGGCATCTTTAGGCGTTGGTACTCTTTACGATGCTTACACTTGGATAGAGGACACTTGCCAAACCGCACAAGATTTAATAAACGGTTTTTTGTGGTTTGATAACGCGCCCGTAGTAGGTACTGCGTTAGTGTCTAATGTCGCTACAGTTATGGTTGCCAACCCTGGCATCTTTACTACGGGCCAATCGGTAGTAGTTGCTGGGGCTGGTTCAACCTTTAACGGTACGTACACAATCACGGGCACCATACCTTTTAGCACAGGCACCTCTAATATCTTGCCAGCGTTTAATATGCAGCTAAATTACTGGCAATTCCCACAGGGCTATAGCTTTATCCAATATGCAAAAACTGCCAACGATCAAAACTTTAGGCGCGTATTGCCTTATGGCACTATGACAGGTGATGATACAAAAACCGCTACTTATGCCAATACCCCAGCTATCAACGCTGCAGCTTTAATGCTAGCTGAAAATATATGGACATCTAGGTTTAGTACACAAAACGGCGGTACTAGCGTGGACGGCTACAGCCCTAGCCCGCTTAAGATGAGTAATACACTTATGGCATCAGTGCGAGGCCTCTTAGCCCCGTACCTTTCACCCGCGGCTATGGTCGGCTAAAATGCCAGCGCCAATTACTACGCTACGTGCAACTATTGCCGCAGCCTTAGCCGATGCTAGTTACTCTACGTTTGCATATCCACCTAGCACAATGCTAGCAAACAGCGTAATAGTGGCCCCTGCCGATCCATACCTCACACCTAGCAATAACAGCCAGGCAGGTATATCACCTATGGCAAACTTTAAGATTATTGTAACTATTCCTATGTTTGACAATGAGGGCAACCTACAAGGTATAGAAACTACTTTTTGCACAGTATTTAATAAGTTAGCTGCTAGCACAATTGTGTTTAATGTTACTAGCGTGAGCGCCCCTAGCGTGTTAACTGTGGCTAGCGGTGACCTGCTAACAGTAGATTTACAAATATCCGTACTAACGAGCTGGAGCTAAAATGGCACTTACAGATGAAGATAAAGCGTTTTTAATCAAGATAGGCCAAGAGCTGCCTGCCGAGATTAAAGTTACTAAACCAAAAGAAACAATCACAGAAAAGGACGAGGCATAAGCTATGGCTATTTATTTATCTAACGGGGTAGTGGTCACGCTTAATAGTGTTGCCCTATCCGATCACGTAACAAGTGCAACTATTAACCGCAGCTTTGACGAGCTAGAAGTAACAGCTATGGGTGATACAGCCCACAAGTTTGTTAAGGGCCTAGAGGCCAGCACTATTACGCTTGATTTTCTTAACGATACTGCGGCATCTAACGTGCTACAGACTTTGCAGGCTGCCTGGGGTACAACTGTGCCACTAACGCTAAAGCAGACAAGCGCAGCAATCTCAGCTACAAACCCTGAGTACCAAACTACTGTACTAGTTAATAACACCACAGATATTAACGGCGCAGTAGCAGACATCTCTACACAATCCATTACCTTTACCTGCAACAGCGTAATCGTTGTAGATACAACACCATAACCAACTAAGCAAAGGGGCTAACACAATGGCAAAACTTAAAATAACAAGGGCAGACGGCAGCGTATCGGATCATCAGATTACGCCACGTATTGAGTATGCCTTTGAGTTATACGCAAAAAAAGGTTTTCACAAAGCCTTTAGAGATGATGAAAAGCAGAGCGATGTGTACTGGCTAGCCTGGGAGTGTTTACGCACAAGCGGGCAAACCGTACCGATGTTTGGGCCAGAGTTTTTAGAGACCTTAGCTAAGGTTGAGGTGTTGGACGATGACCCTTCGCAATAGTGGGGCGCGGTAGTTTGGTTACCTGGTAGCCCAGCTAGCCGTAGAAACGGGTATCGCGCCCCAGTATTTACTAGACCTGGATGCAGATATGTTTAAGAATATGCTAAAGGTTTTAACCGATAGAGCTAAGGAGCAGCAAAATGCCAGCAGAGGTAAGAGGCGCTCTTGAACTACGCAAAGCTATAAAAAACTTTAGCCCCGATTTAGCAAAAGAGACACGCAAAGAATTAGCAAACCTTTTGGCTCCTATTGTCAAAACTGCTAGAGGTTTTATACCTGCAGAAGCGCCCATAAGCGGTTGGGCTAAAAGTAGCTCTACGGCTTTGTGGACAGAGAAGGGCAGGCTATGGAATACAAGCGCAGCTAGAGGCGGCATAGGCTATAAAACCTCACCCTCAAAACCTAATAATAACGGCTTTAGGGCTTTAGCTCGTATTGCTAATACAAGTGCGGCAGGTTCAATTTATGAAACGGCAGGCCGCTTATATCCTAATGGCCGTGAGCAGGCCCCTATGGCTAAGGTTGTGCGCGAAAGTCAAAGCAATTACGGCAAGAGAATACGCTCAGGCACAAAGCTACAATCTAAAAGTGATAACCCAGGCGCAGGTAATATGTTTATAGAAGCTATAGATCAGTACGGCGGCATAGTAGATGCTAATAACCAAACTGGCGCAGGGCGTAGAAGCCGTAAAATGAAGGGCCGCGCCATATTTAGAGCTTGGAAAGAGGACGGTGGCAAGACTAATGCAGCTGTATTAAAGGCTATAGAAAACTCAAAGATTAAGTTTTACAATGCTATGGGGGTTAAATAATGGCTATAGATCCTTCAGTAGTAATAAATATAGCCGCCGAGTACACAGGCAAAAAAGCCTTTAAGCAAGCCGAGACAGCAACCGACAAGCTCAATAAATCGGTTAAAAACCTAGCAAAAACCTTTGGCCTCACTTTTGGTACAGCTGCCGTTATTGGCTATGCCAAAGCCTCAGTAAGGGCTGCCGCTGCAGACCAAAAGGCCCAGCAACAGTTAGCCCTGGCATTAAAAAACGTAGGCTTAGAGCGCGATGCCGCCTCAGCTGAAAGATTTATACAAACCCTACAAAGCGAGTACGGCGTTATAGATGATCTATTAAGGCCTGCCTATCAAAAACTAGCTGTAGCTACTAAGAATACAGCCGAGACACAGCGCCTATTAGGCATAGCTTTAGATATAAGCGCATCCACAGGTAAAGATTTAGACTCAGTTACAGGGGCATTAAGCAAGGCTTACTTAGGCAATAACACAGCGCTAAGTAAATTAGGTGTAGGCATATCTAAGGCAGACTTAAAAACTAAATCTTTTAAGGAGATTACAGACGATTTAGGTAAAACCTTTAAGGGTTCAGCTAAAGCGGCCTCAGAGACTTTTGCAGGATCTATAGCAAAGTTAGGCGTAGCTGCAGCTAATGTGCAGGAGATTATAGGTACAGGCCTTATAGATGCCTTAAAATCTTTGGGCGATGACACAACCGTGGCAGACCTTGCTACCAATATGGAAAACTTAGCTACTTATACCGCTGACGTTATACGCGGTTTTGGCCTTATGGCCGCAGCCTTAAAAAAGATACCTGGGCTATCAGGATTAACAGGGGCTAGCGTAGTTCAAGCTATACCAATTTTAGGCAGCTATATAACTTTGCTCAATCAAGCTGGGGCACAAGCTAGACGAGCAGCAGAGGTTGGCGCTCAAAAAAACCCAATTCAATCAGGCTCATATTTAAGCACTCAAAAGAAAATAACAGCCCTTACTAAAGAGCAGCAAAAGGCACAGGCTAAAATCCTTGCAGATAAAAAGTCTCAGGCAATTCTTGATAAGGCAAACCTAGCTTTAACTAAGGGTAACGACGTCTTTAATATGGATGCTATTCAGCTTAACGCTGCCCTTATAGGTCAAGCTGAGGCGTTAGGCAAAGCAACTACTAGCGCACAGATTTTAGGCATAGCCAATGACGTACAGCGTCTAAAGGTTAAGCAAGATATAGCCGCCCTAGAGGATGCTATAGCCTCAAAGGATGAGGCCGCCATATTAAAGGCCACGGCCAAGCTAAACGAGGACTTAAAAATACTAGGCGTTTTGCAGCGCCAAGATGCCAAACTGTTAGACATAAACAGAGTTTTAGCAGGTATGAAGTCAACCGATCTAATTAACCTGGCTAACCTACAAGCTGCACTAGACCTATTAGCAAAGTTTAAGTTTCCTACGCTTACTATGCCTGGTACTAGCAGTATTACAAGCCCAGGCGGCTCAGGTATAGATTTGACAACAATACCTAAATTGCCACACTTAACGGGTACTGAGTCAATAGATGCCATTATTGAAGTAGCTGATGCGGTTGCCGCTTTAAATAATGCTATTGCTGACGAGATAGATGCGCGTAATGCAGCTGCAGCTAAAGCTTTAGATGAAGGCATTTTAGGTAAAATAGTGGCCGCTGCTACGGCAGCGGCTTTAGAAGCAACTAAAGAGCGCTACGGTAATGCAGGCGGCGGGCCAGCCATAACTATTATAGATAAGACCAGCGGCCTTATTGAGGTAGTGCAAACTGCAGTACAAGAAAATAACAGGTTTGGTAATAACCTTAGCTTTGCAGGGGCAATATGACCATACCCGTAATTAACGCTGTTATTAACTTTAGTACTGGCCCTAGTTTTGCTCAGGCTATGATTTTGGATCAGGGCATATTAGATACAAACGTATTAGCAGATGCAGCTAGCGTTATTGTGGACGTATCCGATGTAGTAAATAGTATTGAAACCAAGCGCGGGCGTAACCCACAGGCTGACCAATTCCAAACTGGCACCCTTACTATGCGTATTGTTGACCAAAACGGTGATTTTAACCCACAAAACTCTAGCGGGCCTTACTACAACCTTTTAACACCTATGCGAAAAGTGCAGATTACGGCTACCTACGGGGCAACTACTTACCCTATCTTTGCAGGCTTTATTACTAGCTATACAACCACTACGCCTCAAAATGCTAATGACGTTGTTTATACCACGATTACAGCCGTAGATGCTTTTAGACTTGCACAAAATGCACAGATAAGTAGCGTGGCAGGAGCTAGCGCAGGTGACCTGTCAGGCACTCGTATTAACCAGCTGCTAGATGCTATTAGCTGGCCCGCTTCTATGCGTGACGTAGATGCAGGCCTGACCACAATGCAGGCAGACCCAGGCACGGCCCGCACAAGCCTTGCAGCTATGCAGACTGTAGAGACTAGCGAGTATGGGGCCTTGTATGTATCGGCTGGGGGCAGTTTTATTTTCCAAGACCGATCAGTAACGGCAGGCAGTACAGGGGCTACGCCTACAGTATTTAACGATAACGGGTCAGATATTAGTTACTTTAATGCGGTGTGGCGCCTTGACGATACCCTAGTTTACAACTCAGCCAGCATTACCCGTACAGGTGGCACGGCTCAAACGGCTAGCGATGCAGCTAGCATAGCTAAGTACTTTATTCATAGTTACAACCAGCAAAACCTGTTAATGGAAACCGATGCCGTGGCCCTGGATTACGCCCAGGCATACGTGGCATCTAGAGCTGAGACTTCTATACGATGCGATGCTATTCAGCTAGACCTTTATACCGATAACTACAACTTAGGCATTATTGCAGCGTTAAGCCTTGATTACTTTGATCCTGTAACTATTACAACTAACCAGCCTGGGGCCTCAACCCTAACTAAGACTTTGCAGGTGTTTGGCGTTGCTATGAGCATAAGTCCTAACAGCTGGAAAACGACACTTACCACGTTAGAGCCAATTATTGACGGCTTTATATTAGACTCATCCATATACGGTTTGCTTGACAGCGGCGTATTAAGTTATTAAGGAGTACGTAAATGGTTAAACAGATTTTTACCACGGGCCAGGTATTAACGGCTGCGCAGATGACGAGCCTGCAACAAACGGCTATGGGCGGTGGATCAACAACTGCTAAGACTGCCTCTTATGTCTTAGTCGCAGCCGATGCTGGCACAGTCGTACAGATGAACAGCGCAAGTGCCACAACCATTACAGTTAATACCGCGCTCTTTGCAGCTGGTGACACAGTACAAATTCAAAATGTGGGTGCGGGTGTCTGCACAGTAACGGCAGGCACAGCGACAGTAAGCACAAGTGCCACACTAGCCTTAAAACAATACGATGCTGGCAGTCTTTATTTTAACACTACAAGTGCGGCTATATTCTTTGCAGTAGATGCAGCTGACGGTATGGCTAATGTGCTTACTACTACGGGCGATACAATTTATTCATCAAGCGGCACAACAGCTGCCCGTCTAGGTATTGGCTCTACAGGACAGGTGCTCACAGTTGCATCAGGTGTGCCTAGTTGGGCTACGCCAGCAAGCGGTGGATTGACAGTAATTGCGACAGGCACACTTTCAAGCACATCAGTAGTAATTAGTTCAATTCCAGCAACTTACAAACATTTAATGGTCAGCGTGTATGGGGCAACTTGGGATACAAACAACGATTCTTTAGGATTAAGATACAACTCAGTTATTACCAACTATAATAATTCCACATATAGTCACAACAACGTAACGGCGGCCAATAACGGCAGCGTTGCAAACACAAGCTGGATAAATAACGACGGCGCATTTGATTGGTTAAGAACTGGTGCGGAAAATCACGCTACTTGGTTTATTTATGATTATCTAAGCACAACAGGTAGCGCGTTATGTACTGCTAGCGCCACTTATGTTGCAAGTAATAGCCAAAGGTCAAGAGCAAACAATGTTTTTGGAAACTCAGCAACTTCCGTCGCCATTACTTCATTGACTTTAAGATTTGACGGCAGCAGAAATATGACCGCAGGAACCTACACAGTATATGGAGTTTCATAATGACTAGACCAACTATCAAAATCCACGATTGCTCAACTGATGAAGTTATTGTGCGTGAATTAAATGATGAAGAATATGCACAATATCAAACTGATGTAGCAGCAGCAGAGGCAAAGGTTGCAGCAAAAGCAGAAGCCGAAGCAGAAAAAGCCGCGCTATTGACCAAACTTGGCTTGACTGCTGATGACTTAAAGGCACTTGGGCTATAAGTGGAACACTTGACTGAAATGATTACTCAGAGTGCAGACTAGCTATAACGGCTGGCCAGCATCTAAGGATCAGGTAGAGATAGGCATAAAGTCTTACAAGGTAGAGGGCACAAGCCTTAAACTGCGTTGCGCCGAAAAGGTAGCGCCGTTGCTTATTAACTTTGCTAAAGAGTTTAACGAGCTAATAGAGCCGTTAGAGGGCGGGGCGCTAGATGACTGGGGCTGGTGTTACAGAGATGTAAGAAATGTGCCAGGTAAACTAAGCAACCACAGTAGCGGCACGGCTATAGATCTTAATGCAAGTAAACACGGACTAGGCAAAGTAGGTACGTTTGAGGCAGCTAAGGTACCTATGCTTAAAGCCTTAGCTAAAAAATATGGCCTTACCTGGGGCGGGGAGTGGACTAGACCCGATCCTATGCACTTTGAGATAAGTATTGGCCCTGCAAAGGTTGCAGAGTTAATAACTAAATTAGGGCTAGAAAAGAGCGAATAAATGAAAGAGCAACTAAAGGCTGCGGCCTTGTCCTACCTACGTGCAGCTCTATCGTGCGTGGGTGCGCTGTATCTCAGCGGGATATCAGACCCTAAAGTATTAGCTAATGCTTTTATAGCTGGGCTTATTGGGCCATTACTTAAAGCTATTGCACCTAATGAAAACCAGTTTGGCGTAGGGGCTAAGTAAGTGTCACAGGCCCAGGCATACATAGCGCTAGCTTTGGGGATCGCTACGCTTTCAGGGCTTATGGCTGGGCTTGTGCGCCACCTTGTTAAGTATTACCTATCTGAGCTACGCGATGACGGCAACGGCGGGCACAACCTGCGCGGGCGCGTGGATCGTATTGAGGCGCGTGTGGACAAGATTTACGAGATGATGCTAGAGGACAGGCTAGCCAAATAGGGGCGTGTCGCGTTGCCTTTTGTCAGTAGGTAGGGTCATACTTTAACTACACGCTGAGAGGGCTACTCGGTTAGTAGCTTTATCGGCCTTAACAAAGGGCGAAAGATGAACAGTTTAGATCTAATGGTAGTAGGTATGCTGTGTTTATTTGTAGGTTTATTTATCTACGCAGCTTATGAAATGGGCTACAAAGTCGGCTTAGGTGAAGGTTACTTACGTGGCCGTAATATCGCTAAGGCGCTAAAAGAAGCTGAGGCCAAGCGATGAGTAACTTTCTTGAAGGATACGAGGATGTCAACGCCCGCATTATTAGGGCACGGGCTGAATATCCGAGCCTAAGGCTAGTGGCATCTATTGAGGATATAGACATAACAAAAGGTTATGTACTTATTAAGGCTGAGGCCTATAAAGAGTATGAGGACCACCTACCTAGCGCTGTTGATTATGCTTTTGAGATGCGTTCAGATCGTGGCGTTAACCTGCACTTTTGGGTAGAAAACGCGGTTACAAGTGCTTATGGCCGTGTTATCGGTTTGCTAACACCTGGGGGCATAGCTCGTAGCACTAAGCAAGATATGGAAAAGGTAGAGGCGCTCAGCGCTAGAGATGTAGCACCAGTAAGTGATGATCTATGGGCTACTACACCTACAGGTAGTGCAGCCATAGATAGCGCTAAAAATGAGGTGGCAAGATTACAGACCACACTAGAGTGTAAACACGGCGCACGTGTGTGGCGTACTGGTACTAGCGCCAAGACAGGCAAAGAGTGGGGCAATTACAGCTGTATTGAAAAGAGCAAGGCTAGCCAATGTGACCCAGTTTGGTATATGCAGACCTCAACAGGTTGGCAGCCACAGGTATGAAGCGCACACAAACAGAAAAGGACAGGTTAGAGTTAATAATCAAATGGTTATTAAACGAATTAGCTATACAGTGGTCTGTTGCCAAAAATATCAGCGTAAAAACTGCAAGTGAAGCTATTGTTTTGCAGATGCTCAAAGATTTTGACAAAAAATGAGCGACCAATACGAGCTAATTAACCTGCAGGCTATGACGGGCAAACTGTTTATAGACGGTGAGTTAGCAGCTGAATACAAGGTAGAACAATGCGACAAGTGCGCTATGGTCACACAGCTAGATAAGTTTGGTTACCAAAAAAACAGTTTTGAAAATATTATATGGTTTTGCAAAGGTTGCCGATGATAAAAGTAGTTCTAGACGAATATCAAAAGCTCTTAGCTGAGCAATACGGCATAGCACGGGCTAAGAGTTTTGTAGCTCATTTTAACGGCAAAACCAACACCAATTACGAGCAACAAAAACACGGTGGAGATTTTGACCAGTTTATAGATCGCCAGGTAGCAGCTGTTGCAGCTGAGTTAGCTGTGGCTGAGTATTTAGGCTTTACCGATTTTGTGCCTAAAAATGACGTGTACAAAGATGAGGCCGATGTAGGCACTAATGTAGAGGTTAAATACACGCATCTTATGACAGGCAATTTACTTATACGCAAACGTGACAGAGACAGCGACTACGGCGTATTGGTTATTGGTGATATGAGCGCCTTTTACATAGTTGGCTTTATCAGCGTAAAAGAGGCTAAAACAGAGACATACGGCAAGCATCATTTACCTGGCTGCTTTCTTGTGCCAAAACAAGACTTAAAACCTATTGAAGATTTATTCACGATAGGAGATACGGCTTATGAGCGAGTCCATACGTTTTGAGTGCCGCAGCTGTAAGAAAATCACAGCGCAAATAGAGCGCATAGTTACAGATAACCTGCCTGAAAACGTAAAAGTCTTACAATGCACGGTATGTAGCAAAATGAGTGTATGCCTGTTGGTTACTTATGCCGACCTATGAGTACGAGTGTATTAGCTGCTCAATACGCTATGAGGTGCAGCGATCTATACACGATGTTAATTCACCTAAATGCTGTGGCTTTGATATGCGCCGTGTCTATGACCCAGTAGGTGCCATATTTAGGGGCAGCGGTTGGGGCAAGGATGCAAAATAGCCTGTTTAACGTAGTTAATGAGGATATGACCAGCAACGACTATTACACGCCTAAATGGCTCTTTGACTCAATGGGCTTAACCTTTGACATAGACGTAGCTGCACCTGCTCAGGGCATACCCTGGATTCCTGCTAAGCGTTGGTTTAGCCAGGCAGATGACGGCCTTGCACAAGAGTGGGGGGGGGGGTTAGTTTGGAGGAATCCACCTTTTAGCGATGCAAGAGTATGGGCTGAGAAGTTTACGGCCAATGGCAACGGTATCGCTTTACTTGTTGTGTCTCGTAGTAAATGGTTTGCTGA